TTTAGATGACGATCAAGGTCGTATCGCTCTATGTACCTTAGGCAGTATCAATTGGGGTGCGTTCCGTAACCCAGAAGACATGCGCCGTGCTTGCCGTATTCTACAAAGATCATTGTGTAATATTTTAGATTATCAAGACTTCTTGAGTATTCAAAGTAAACTAAGTAACGATGAAATACAGCCATTGGGCATAGGTGTTACTAACTTAGCCTACTGGCACGCTAAACGCGGATATCAGTACGGCGAGTCCGATGCCCTACAAGATGTAAAAAGCTGGATGGAACATCAAGCATTCTATCTAACAGAAGCCACTGTGGAATTAGCAAAAGAACGTGGTGCATGCCTAGACAGTAGTCGCACACGTTACGGACAAGGGCAATTCCCGTGGGAACATCGTGCTCAGGCAGTTAATGAGCTTGCAGACTTTACTCCGGAACTAGATTGGGAACAACTACGTTCAGACATGCGCAGTTATGGTGTACGTAATGCTACCTTAATGGCTATCGCACCAGTAGAAAGTTCTAGTGTTGTGATTAACAGTACCAATGGTATTGAAATGCCTATGAGTTTGATTTCAGTTAAAGAATCCAAAGCAGGTTCATTTATACAGGTAGTTCCAGAATATAATAGACTAAAGAATAAATATCAACTCATGTGGGAACAAACAGACTGTGACGGCTACTTAAAAACAGCCGCAGTACTAGCTGCCTATGTAGATCAAAGTATTAGTACTAATACATTCTACAATCCGGCGCACTTCCCAGAACGTAAGGTACCAACTACGCTGATTGCTAAGAATTTAATGCAGGCACATCGTTGGGGACTTAAAACATTCTACTATAGCTTGATCAACAAAGCAGGTAGTAAACAAGTAGAAGAAACAAAAACAAGCGAAGTAATAATAGAAGAAGTATTACAAGAAGAAGACTGCGAAAGCTGCAAATTATAGGGATAATCATGTCAAAAGCACAATACGATTTAACACACGCCACAGACTATCTTAACCGTAAGATGTTTCTTGACCCTGCAGGTCCTGTAACTATCCAACGCTTTGAAGAAGTAAAATATAACAAACTAGTGAAGTTTGAACAAACAGCTCGCGGCTTCTTTTGGGTGCCTGAAGAAATTTCATTGACCAAAGACAGTCAAGACTTTAAAGATGCCAGTGACACGGTGAAACATATTTTTACTAGCAATTTACTAAGACAAACTGCCTTAGATAGTTTACAAGGTCGTGGTCCTAGTCAAGTGTTTACTCCTGTAGTGAGCCTACCTGAACTAGAAGCCTTAGTGTATAACTGGACTTTCTTTGAAACTAACATACACAGTCGCAGTTACAGCCACATCATCCGTAATATCTATAACGTGCCAAAAGAAGTGTTTAACACTATCCATGACACAGCAGAGATTGTCAGTATGGCATCAACCATTGGCAACTACTATGATGCTCTACACTTAATCAACTGTAAGCGTGAGCTAGGACACAAAGTAGACGAAAAAGATTACATTAAAGCCATATGGTTGGCCTTACACGCTAGTTATGGATTAGAAGCATTCCGTTTCATGGTATCATTCGCTACAAGTTTAGCCATGGTAGAAAACAAAATCTTTATCGGCAATGGTAATATTATTAGCCTAATTCTACAAGACGAAGTTCTACACAAAGATTGGACTGCTTGGATGATCAATCAAGTGGTCAAAGAAGATCCACGCTTTGCCGCTGTGAAAGATGAATGTGAAGCTGAAGTAATTCGCATGTATGAAGATGTTATTCGCGAGGAAAAGGCCTGGGCTGACTACTTGTTTAAACTAGGTCCTGTTATTGGTCTTAACGCTAATATCTTAAAAGACTTTGTGGACTATACCGCAGTAGGTGCACTAAAAGAAATTGGAATCAAGTACTGGAATCCAGCGCCTAAGACTACACCTATTCCATGGTTTAACAAGCACAGCGATACCAGCAAAAAACAAACTGCCCTACAAGAAAACGAATCAACTAACTATGTAATTGGTGTAATGAGTGATGCTATCAATTACGATGAACTACCTTCACTATAATAAGGATAATTTACCATGCTAACTGTGTACTCTAAAAACAACTGCCCGTTCTGTGACAAAGCAAAACATTTACTGACAACAAAAAACATACCTTTTGAAGTAGTAAATATAGATGTAGACCCCGACGCCAGAGAGTGGTTAATTGCGCAAGGTCATAGAACTGCTCCGCAACTATATCTAGGCGAGCAGTTATTTGTAGAAGGTGGTTATCAAGGTCTGGCAAAATTAAGTGATCAAGACCTACAGGAAAGACTAGGAGCAGTTCATGGCTAAATTAAAAGTATACACAGATCGAGGTGTACGTTCAGTGGTCGCTAAACAGTATTTGACCAATTTAGGTGTACCATTCGACGAAATAAATTTAGAGCAACAACCAGAAGCAGTAGAATTTTTAAACAGTAAAAATAGAGAAATTAAACGTTATCCACTTCCACAATTTTACGTAGGTGAAGATGTGGCTTGGGAAAACGGATTCAAAGATATAGCACATGCAACTCAAATAGAAATCAATGAAAGGATAAATCAATTAGATGCTAGTTAATCACAAATATGAAAGAGACGACGTAGTTACATTTAAATTAGTTAATGGTGACGAAATCGTTGCTAAAGTAGCCGAAGAAACAGAGAAAAGTTTTGTAATCAGCAAACCCTGTACTGTGATGCCAAGTCAACGAGGTATTGGATTACTACAAAGTCTGTTTACCAGCGAACTTAGTTCAAATATTACATTAGATAAAACTCATGTAATGTTTCATGCTCCTACACAGAAAGAAGTAGAAAGTCACTATATTCAAACAACTACAGGAATTCAACCTGCAAGTAGTATAGTAACATAGGATGTAAAGTATGTCGGATTTGATAGCCACCGCACGTAATAGTACTGTTGTTGCTGAAGGGCAATACAATACTGTTGGCTTGCCTAAGGGTGGGCTGACACCAGCAACTATTACAGCCATGGTAGGTTTTAACGCCGGCACAGGTCTGCAGATGCACCCTAACGTGGCTTTGGCAATAACTACACTTAAAAACGTTTATAAAACCAATCCAGACCTAGGTCCAGAGGCTAATGCTGCCGCACTGGCTTTAACTACACATAGTAATAATCTAATGAAGGGCGGTCCTGCAGGATTAATGCAAAAATTTAACCAAGCTCGAGCTCATATTGGCGATGCTATAGAACTTAAAAAGGTTACTGCTTTCTGTACCAACGCTAATCTCAGCAGTTTCGGTAGCGGTATTAGTAATACAAGCGACTTGGCTGATCAAGGATTAAGCAGTAAGTTGGGTAATTTAACCAATGTGGGTAATGTGTTTAAATCTGCTGGCGGATTATTTGATCTAAACGACATGTCAACATTTGGTACATCTGCAGGATTAATTAACAAACTCAATGCTACCAAGATGGGCAACTCTACAGGTATAAATGCAGCATTGGCCAAAGCAGGAGTAGATACTAATCGATTAACTGATCCGAGTTACAAAGATCAAATTGACAAGGCTATGAGTCAAATTAAGGACCCTAAAGTATTAGCCGCAGTGGGAGAACAGTTTAATATAAATCCACCTGGTGGGTTACCGCAGGTCAGCAGTACTGAACTAACCAGCGGATTAGATGCAGCGGCAGCCGCAAATCCTTTCTCAGGAGTACCTGCCTACAGTGGTGCAGATGCCAGTGTAAATACAGGAGCGCAATCAATACTAGGCGGTGCACCAACTCCAGTACAACCCGCACCAACACCGGGGAATTGGGCTGCTGTAAATGATACAAAAGCGTTTGGCACCGCAAAAACGAATTCCAACGCGGGGAATAGATAATGTCAAACTTAATACAATCAGCACAGGCCGCAGCACCAGTAGCAAATCCTAATACATCAGGACTACAGTCTCTTAAAGACTTTACTGATATTAACAAAATTGTCAGTGCCGATAACCTACGGGGAGTAAACACAGATCTAGCCGGTATGGGCGAAAAGATGAAAGATCTCGGCGCTAAATTTAAAGACGGTGACGCGGCTAAAAATTTATTTGACAATATAAGAGTTCCGCCTGTACCAACATACGATAAAGAATTTGGTAATTTAAAAGTAATGATGGAAAGAACGGATTTCCAAGCAAATCTAAATGCAATGAGCGGCACAGGCACAGGTCCTTTAGGTTTGCCTAACATGCAAGATTTTATGGAACCTGTGGCTGCTGGGGGAGCAATTGATGCACTGTTAGCTAACCCTAATAACATTGATCTTAATGCTATAACCAATATTTCAGCAATGGTAAGTAAATCGCAATCATTGTTTAATACCGCAGGTGTAGATGTGGCCGCAACTCCTCCTAAAAATCTAGGAACACTAATACAATCTGCTACAAGTCTGCACAAAATAGGTGCAGAAACTAATGGAATTGGTTCAGCTAATATTCTTAATCAATTGGTTATGCCTAACAGTGAATTTGGCGATGCTATTAAATTGTCTATGGCTGAAGGTAAAAATCTCAAAGCCATGGCAGCTGCGGGAATTGCACCTCCATCTTATAATCCTTTTGAAAATCTACCAGCAGGTGGCGATGTTGATCTGTCAACACAAAGCGCACAAAAATTACTAAGCGGAGGTTAAAGTGTATCTTGATCCAGTAACTGAATACTTTAGAATTACTAAATGGATCGCTACACTGGTTGACAATAATATAACGCCTCGAAATTTTGTACGTAGACTTGGTAAACATCTGAACAGTAATCATACAGTTCGTGTCAAGTGCATACAAGCAGGTAATGACTTTTTAGATCAAGGTGATTTTACTATAGGTGCTGAGTATGATCCTGACCTTGATCAACAAAACAAAAAACAAATAATCATTAATTTTTTTATTAATCACAATAAGATTTTACCTTGGACAATTACACAAGAAATTGCAGGTAAAATAGCATTAGATTTAACAGAAGCATTGGTACACGAATACCAGCACCTGGTACAGTATCGTAAAAGAAAATTTAAACTTCAAAAAGAAAATTTTGTAAGTAAACACGCTAATCTTGATCGTAAGAGTGAGCAAGAATATCTAGGCAATCCAGATGAAATAGATGCCTATGCCGCAAATATAGCCGCAAGATTACATATACTAAAAACACAGTTAAATACAGTTGTAACTGATAAGAATTGGACCAGTCAGAGTTTAGACTACTCTAACTATATCAAAGCGTTTGGAAAGAAACATCCAGTAATAGTAGAACTACGCAATAAGATTCAACATAACCTACAATTTTTAGAGGATATCGACCATGGCAAAATACGAAGAAAAAGTTTTCCTAGACCCAGTCTCAGAAGAGTATGATGTTCTCGAAGATATTCAAGAAGACGATTTTGTATTTGTAGTAAACTCAGCAGGTCAATTAAAGGGAATAAGTTTTCCAGAAACTCTTGGCGATGAAGATACAGTTGACCCTGTGGTAGAAGAAATAATTAGTTATCTAATAGAAAAATACAAACTTGTACGTCCAGCTGACGCTACACTACACTAGCCCCAGCGTAGCAAAAATGCTGTAGCATCTTGACCATCGTCGAGTTCAATAACCATACCTGTTTGATGTAAGCGTCCACGTGGTAGATTTTCGTCCATCCACTGATATATTGCTGGTTCATTTTTGTTCCAAAAACTAATATCAGCAATCACTATATAATGATGGGGCATTTCCTCATCAAACGGTCCTGATAAGATAAACTTGCGCCCATTGGCGCCTTCTAATAGACTCATAATTTTCCTAAACTTAGTTTCATCTTGAGGGGTGTCAAACACTATTTCATATTCAACGCTTTGCCACTGATAATCAATGACCTTTTCTACACGATAAGGTCCAGGCCAACGATTTTGTAAGCGAGCAGTCATCCATTCTTCATCGTCACCAGGAGCACGATCCCATGTTTGTATTTCTAACAAAAATTGCCAAGGAGTCTTCATGCCCACCTCAATGCAAATGCTGTGGCATCTGTTTCTTTACGAAACCAAAAGTTCCAATAACCGTACCAACTAAAACTATACCACAGATCGTTAGCGTCAACCTTACCTGGTTCAATTTCTACTCGACCTTGTCCTACATAATCTTCACACCACTTCATCATGTCGATAAACTGCGGACTCTGACGTGTTGGTTCTGTGCGCGGTAACCTGACTTGGGTCCAACCCAATGCCTCTAATTCGTCCTCTGCGATGCGTCTATCGTTGGCAGTGGGCCTATGTTCCTGAGGAATATTATGTATCACGCCGCCCACCTTAGAGCAAACAAGGTAGCAATTTTCTCACTGGCAAACACAAACTCTGCGCCCTCACGATAATAGTCTACAGTATCTCTGAGATCATTATCAAACAACCAATCAGTAATATCCACAGCGTGTTCGTTATCTTGGAATTTGCTTAACTTGACAGTAGTCCAACCTTGCTCTTTCCAATACATCATCAGAAAGGCGTAACTCATTTTGTCGTCAATGGAATCTTGTATTTGACGGCCTAAATCTGCCATTAGTGATTCTTCTAAGCCAAATTTAATGCTCATCTATAACTCCGTCCGTTAAAGTTATGTCCCACAACTCTTCTACACTGTGAAACATATGATGTAGTCGGTCTTTATCATATCCATAACTGCCTAACCTATCTAATATCTGAGCATTGTAACCAGTTGCGGCTTCTATGTGATGGTGATGGTGACGATAGAAACTGTGTAGTCTATAGTGACCATTGGCATGATGTGTGCTTAATGCCAACACAGCACAGGCACTGTCGCACTGATCTAAACTATACCAGTAGACCTGCCCATGTTGATACAGTGCGTCCATACAGTCAAATAGGTCATGACTAGTGCCACCAACACTTGAAGCATAAAAGTTTATCTGCTCTTTTGGATGTGCTTTAACTATGCGTATGATCTCGTCATACTCGTCTCTATCCAAATGACCCTGTACTCGATAGTCACGATCTTTGATATACTCTACACCCAATCGTTCTGTAGCACAGCCCACTAATAAGCATGACAGTAATAGTAATCTAATCATTGGTCATATACTTTATAATAAAGTAAGTGCGGGCACTTTCATTGTAAAAGTCAATGTGTATTTGACTGCGTTCATCACGCCAATCGTAGTCACGGCCGGGAATTTCTTCTGATCTATACTGCCAATCTTGGTGTTCACGTACAGTAAACCCTAAGACATCTCGCATACGATTTCGGATCAAATAGGTAGCGGGACTGTCAGCATAATCACTTTTAATCTGCTGAAATATCCGATCCCACTCGCGATGTTTAAGCACTATGGCTTTCATAGATCAATGTACTGTAGTTTAAAAGTTTCTGCTTGCGGCTCGTATCCAACGTAACCACGTGGGTTAGCACAAACACGAGTAGTGCCTACCATATAGTCAAACGGATCATGTGTGTGCCCGTGTATCCACAGTAGGATCTTTTCACGATAGGCTATGTAATCTTCTAAGTCGTTCACAAAGCCGTGATTAATTAATCCAGCATTAGCATACTTGGCATCAATGCTCTTATGTGTGGCACCGTGATGTCCAACAACTACGTACTTGCTATCACCACCTATCACAGCATCTATGTAGTCTAAGAAACGATGATTGCGCTGTGCAGCATCTTTAGGTAAAAATTTCTTAGTACCATCTACAGGTTTACTACTGTCATGAATGCAACGGAAGTCATGCATCATGTGCTCAACAGCGTGCAGAGTTAACGGATCTTCCCCATTACAGTCAGTCCACAATGTTCCGCCAATAAAAGTGTAGCCATCTAAGGTCCATGCCTCATCACATAAGATGTGTACATTAGCTAAATGGTTCAGACAATACTTAATCTTTTCTTCGGCTTTGGGAATGTCGTAATCGTAGAATTCGTGATTGCCTAAAATGTAAATGACATGAGGGAACTCTTTTGACACACGATCAAAGAAGTTAAAGTAGCGTTCGCTGTAATGATTACCGTATCTAAAGTGATCAATCACACAAATGTCGCCAGCAAGAATTAGAACATCAGCATTCTCTGTGTTCTTAAGTTCTATATCACCAAATTCAAGGTGTAGATCTGATGCAAGTGCAATCTTCATATGTATATTATAAACTATTCTATAGAAAAAGTCAATTCAAAAAACAATTCTGCATCTCTATTAATAAACAAATGCGTATTGCCAAACTCATAGGCATTAGGGCAGTGTGTGTCAAGCCAGTTGACTACCTGAGCATACTCTACACTGCTGATATCTTCTATGAGTCCATAGATGCAAGCATGTTCACCTCTTACAACCTTTTTGAATTTTATACCCATAATTCCTGTTATTTCTTAAACACATAGACGCCTTCCCACTTTTCACGCCCCGCTGTTTTATCGTTACCTACACCTGGACGTGTGTTCAGCATCATACGTATAGTTGACTTGTGTTTGAATCCTAGTTTTTCAGCAGTCTCAATCCAACGCTCTACAACTTTGAATTCTTTATTGCCACCCACTTTATAGTCAGCAATATTAGTAGCAAATATACCATCCGGTTCTAAACTTGTATGTATATTACACATAGTGGGAACCACGTAACCTTCAAACCAATCATCTAAGGTAGTGTAACGATTCATACACTGTGTAGGCTCATCAGAATACTTTTCTAAGTTAAAGTAGGGCGGACTACTAAAGGCCAAATCAACACCTCCATCTGGACGATATTCCTCCGACACCGATTGAACAATGACCCCACGATTGCCTACAGTATCGTAGATTAAATCATTTAAGTAATTTAAGTAACCCACGGTTTCTGTGTTGGGATCTATACCTACATAGTTAAAACGCATTTTGCTAGTAGCAATACCTAGAAGCCTACCACCGTAGCCTGCTGAGTAATCATATACATTACCCCAAATAGTAGGGCATAGATACTCAACAATAGCGCGAGCATTGAGAGGCTTGAAATTTTGTATGTTTTCTCCAGTAACCAACTCCAAAGCTCTACGTAATGCTGTCGGTCCAGCGAGATTAGCACCATCCCTATGCTCAAAACAAAGACGGATAGCACGCTCGAGTTTTCTATCATCATTGAAACGATCCCGTAGACTATTACTGCCACGACCTTTGGGCTCAGCAGTCATCATGTTAGGAAAACAAAATCTATTGATACTTTGTCCTTGATTATTACCTAATGGTATACTGGGTGACTTCTTAACAGTAATACCATCTTTTTCTATAATTTCTACATTGTTAGCCACAGTGTGATCTAAATTCATAATGGCACGTTTTACTCCAGCTTCAGTGTAGTAGACAATAGGCACAATATTGATACTACGATAGATATCAAATATTTCTTCAACAACCTTATCTGGGTTGGCTTGATACCGTTCTTTGGTATATGTGCTTAACTGTTCAAGTACACCTTCGTAACAGGTGAACTCGTCTAGTCCTTGTAGCAAGGCATGAGTGTGATACTGTTCAGTGCCCCATGTACGATGTAAATCTTCTATTGTAATCATTCGCCCATTACCAATAACATCATTGTTAAATCTTCTTCAGTCCTTAAGAACAACTGTCTATAGTTGTTATTTTTAGGCCAGGCCGTTCTATAGTTTTCATTCCATTTACTTACTGGCCAGTGCCAGTCATGTTCTTTGCCCCAGGTGCGCTCACACCAAGCGACGACCCTGGCCCAACGATCCCACTTACCTTCACCGTAGGTTTCAAACTCAAGACGATATCTGAACCCTTGATTATATAATCTATATCTACGGTCCATTTTAACTATGTGTGGATTGTGGCGATATATCAGGCTGGTCATTTTCCGTGTTTCAAATAAAAATATGTGATGTATTCTTCTGCTTCTCTGCGCCGACGCAGGTCCCAGTGCCAAGTGTCGTAACTCATACGTTTGACACCTTGTCGACCTTTAAGTTCAGCATCCATGTCAGCAATAGTAGCGGCCCAACTCATGTCATCTGCGTGAGTATCTGAGTGTACTACAAACATTCTTAAATGTCTGCCTTCTTGTTCCAATAAGATTTTCATACTGTTATTATATACTCAGTTAATGAAAAAGTCAAACTAAAGTTCACTTGACTTTTTGGTTATGTGATGCTATACTCTTATAATGAAATTAACAACTAACGATATCCTACAGTGGACTGGCGCTCCGTTGGTCATAGCAGGGCACAGCCTAAATGCTGTTGGCCCAAGTGTTTATCCATGGAACATCGTAGTGTTCTTTTTTGGCACAGCCTGCTTCCTAACATGGAGTATTAGAACACGGAACAAACCGCAGACTTTAGTTAACTTTATTAGTATTAGTATTGGAACTTTTGGCATTTTTAAGGCATTTTTTGGTTGACTTTTTGGTAAAAAGAGTCTATAATGCTATACATAAACTGTTAATAAGGAGCAAGACAAATGGCTAAAGATCTACAGTGGGAAATGCAAGCATACGGTATGAGCGAAGCAGCTATCGTTAACATGGTTAAAATCCAGGCTTTTCCAGGCACAGAATTAATGTTTGCTGCTGGCATGCTGAGCGATGCGCAACAGATTTTAGACCCAGAATTCAACGCTGATGGGTGGGTAAGTCCAGAAACTGCTAACCGTGCTCGTCAATATATGAATATTGCCAAGTTTATCATGTTTAACCAAGAAAAATTTGTTAAGGAGGCTGCATAATGTGGAACTTATTTGATGATGCTGACCTAGGTGATCGTTTAGTAGGTTGGGCTTGTTTGTTTATCGCAGGTTTGTTAATTGGCATGTACTGCTTCTAAGGAGAACAGATTATGATGCGTCCAGGTCGTTATTATGTTGGTGACTTATGCTATGTCATGCACCCACAGTGGCGTGAAGTTTGTGACCTAATGTTTGCCACAGACAGTGGTGTGTTAGAGGGCGAGTTCAACTTGAGTAACGGTGTACGTTTTGCCTTAAGTTCAACCGCCTACGGTGACGGCACATACTATGATGGTGAAGGTCGCAAGTATCCAGTAGATGCTGGCTTAATTGGTTGTATTCGTGTTGAAGATGTCTACGACCCAGAATGGTATTTAGAAGGTGTGAACGAAGTAGTGTTTGACAATCCATTCCATATTGAATATAATATTGGCACTATCATGTTTGTAGAACACATGCCAGGCGGCGATCGAGAAGTAGCATTATCAATTGAAACAGCAAAGGAGTATGCGTAATGGGATTTTTTAATCAACTGAATGCTCGTTTTCCTAAACGAGTTTTTGATGTAAACAATAAAGAAGATTTACTGGCCTATAAAAGTTTTTTAGACAACCACAGTTGGGGCAGTAATGGTTGTCCGTTTGAACTCGAGTGGCCGTGGCTCAGCATTCCTGACATGATTAGTCATAAGATTGCTCGAGCGGCGGTTGCAAAAGTGTAGTCATTGTAGTACCTTTCATTAAAACTCCTAATTCAAAGGGCCTTTCGGGGCCCTTCTTTTTTGGCTAAATATTTGCATGACATCATTTGTAATTACCGCCAATAACCAAAGCCAAGCAACTCCAGTGTTGCGCAAAGGACCTATTAAAATACACACCACAGTACCAGTCTACTGGCGTGTGGGTGAAAATCCTGAAGCTAACAACAACTGCGCACTTCTACGTGCCGGGCAAACTATCGACCTAAATCTTCCAGTGAAGTGTTCTCGAGTAGCGGTCTTGGCAGTAAAAGACGCAGGCACTGTAACAGTTACTGAAACAGGTGGTGGCGCAAGTTCTAGTTGTTCTGCTTAACTTAGATAAATACTCTAAAGAGATTACAAATGGCAGCCAACGGAATATCAACTTTACCAAGTAAACAGGCCAAGCAAGAAGCTAAACTAACCATAGCTGAAGCTAAACGCCAAGGTTACACAGTTGACATCAACGGTAATATTGGTAATGTGGCTAACACCAGCCAACCTTTTTATCGCACATTAAATTCAGCAAATATATCCTTGTTGCCTACTAAATATGTAGGTAATGTGGTTGTTGATAATATTGTTGACGGCAATGTGTTAGTGGCTGGTCGCCCTTGGGAATAATTTATTGAGAGATTAATATGAAAGCCGCAGAAATACTACGCAAATTAGCTGATATGATTGATCAGCACAGTACAGAGGGTGAAGAGGAACGTCCTACTAACTCAGTACCACACGCTGAATTAGAGCCTGTTGAAGTTGACAATACTGACCATACTGAAACTTCAGTTATGGTTCCTCCACTGCAACAAAAAATCGAACTACTTAAGAAAGCCACAGGTGTTGATAATATCTATGATGAAGAAGAGTCATGTGGTTGCGAAGAACCAGATGAATTAGAAGTTATCAAACAACACGCAGGCATTCGTCCAGTAATACTACACATAGCCAGCGACGACGAACCTTTGGACATGTAATTAGATGGCAATTTATGACTTTTTTGTTAGTAGAAATGGCGCTGTATCAAACACAGCCGCTTACGTAGGACACGCAGGACGCCTGTTCTATGATAGCTCTAACGGAGTCGTAAAATTATCAGATGGTACTACTCCAGGTGGTCTTCCAATTCCATACACAATCGCAACAACTACAACCGTGGGCGGTATCAAAGCAGGTCCAGGCGCTAACGTCAGTGTAGACGGTACATTAACCATTGACACTGCTGGTTTACCCTTAAACATTGGTAACTTATTAATCAATGATACCACTATCCTTACACTTAATTCTAACGAAGATTTAATACTACAATCAAACGGTGTAGGCAATGTTGAACTGGTTGGTAATGTACACTTTCATACTACTGCGAGTAGTCCAAGTAGTATCCCGTTCTTTACAGCCAGCAACGATGGACAGATTACTATTTTAGTACCCACAAGTGACCCGTTGTCAGGCGCAGTGAAAATTGTTGGCAGTGCTACGGGAAGAGTTAGCCCTCCGTTAAACACTGGTGTGATGTTACAATTAACTGGCAACAACAATGATGCCTCAAGATTATACAATGATGCTATTGGCAGTTTTGCGGCATTTGTTGGCCGTAGAATTAACGGTAATTTAACTGTGCCAACTGGTGTACAGGCTGGTGATGAAATTATTCGTATCTCGAGTACAGGACACAATGGTACTAATGTTTCACCCACTGGCAGTGCCCGCATAGTATACCAAGCAGTAGAAAACTACACACCAACAGCAACTGGTAGTAATATTAGTATTTGGACCTGTGCTGTGGGTAGCAACGCACTGAGCAAAATTGTTACAGTTGATAGCGCCAGTGGACTTACGGCAACCAAAGCTAATGTTGTTGGAAACCTAACAGTTGGTGGAAGTATTGTTGGTAATGCTGTGGCAACTACTGCTACACTGGGCAGTGCTACTATCACAGGAAATGTCTCCGCAGGAAATGTTACAGTAAACGCTAATGGCACGCTGACCACCCCTCGAATTATCTACAGCGGAACTGGTGTAAGAGCTATCCAAGATGGTATTTACGCTAATCTACAGTTTGGTGTAGACAGCATCGTACACTGCTTCAACCCAAGTGGCGACCTAACAGTTAATCTAAACAGCTATGACGCCGGAGCACAGATTACCTTAATTATCAGCATGGATACCAGACGTACAATAAATTTTGGCGTAGCAGCTGCACGTAACTCAACCACAGGTGCTACAAGTCTTCCAAGTACCAGTTTGACGAGTCCACAATGTGTACAATTAACCTATACATGTATTGATGGCACTTCAGCTAATACCTACGTGGCAGTCAGCCGCGTTTAATCAAACTTCTTGACCTTTCAATAAACTTTTAATATAATATAGAGACTGGCTCTCTATAAATAAAAAACTATGATATTTGGCATATTTACATTAACCGTTGCACTTACTATATCAGCAGTGGCCGCATACTACAGTATCGCAGGTCTCTGTGCTATATTTGCCGCGGCTGTGGTACCTGTGATTATCATGGGCGGTGCATTAGAAGCAGGTAAAATAGTAGCCACAGTATGGTTACATAGATACTGGCACCGCGCCAGCATACAGTTTAAACTATATCTAATACCTGCCATTGTAATTCTAATGATCATTACCTCTATGGGTATCTTTGGTTTTCTAAGCAAAGCACACATGGACCAAACAGTCACAGTAGGTGACAGTGCTGCTCAGGTAGCTATATTAGATGAAAAGATCGCCACAGAAAAATCAAACATTGACAGTGCCAAACGTGCCCTATCTCAAATGGATGCACAGGTTGATCAAATGTTAAGTCGTACCACAGACGACAAGGGTACTAATCGCGCAGTACAAATACGTAAACAACAGGCCGCTGAACGTAAAAACCTACAGCGAGAAATCACACAAGCACAGCAAAACATCAGCAGACTACAAAATGAACGTGCTCCTCTGGCTGCGCAGACACGTAAAATTGAAGCAGAAGTAGGACCAGTTAAATATATTGCAGCACTTATCTATGGTGATAACCCAGACGCTAACTTGTTAGAGCGAGCTGTGCGTTGGGTTATTATTCTACTAGTATTAGTATTCGATCCTTTAGCTCTAGTTCTTATCCTAGCAGGTGAGCAGACAATAGAGTGGGCAAGGACGGACCGCAAGCCAAAAAAAGCTGATAGCCATCCAGAAGGGTGGCATCAAGAGTGGGTACCCGATACAGAAAATCCTTGGCATGATATTGAGCCTTTGAACGATAGTCAAATTGATGAAATCAACAGTCAAGCTAACGTGCAGGTCGCTATGACTGACACACTGTTTACTGCAGAGCCCAAAGCCAAAGAGTTTTTTGAACAGGGTCAAAAACTTGCCCAGGCAATAGATGCTAACAGTGGACATTTTCCTGAAGATATTCCTGTGTTAGAAAACGAAGAAACTTGGGCCAGTCGCGTGATCGACGAACATGCTCAGCTTGAACAGACCGAAAAAGATTTAGCCAGTGCTATCTTACTGATACAAGAAAAAGAAGCAGAAATACAAAGATTAAAAAATTCATCGCAATTTGCTCTGACTGCTGAGGACGCAGACAATGCAGAGTCTGCACCTAAAAAAACTAACGCAAGTTTTGGTACTAAGTTTCCTACAAATCCTAACAAGGGCGACCTTTATCTACGTGTAGACTACTTGCCTAACCGACTGTACAAATGGAACGGTGTTAAGTGGATAGAAGTAGACCGTGAAACTACTGACCAATACATATATGAAGCAGAGTATATAAAATACATAACTGACAAGGTTAAATCTGGAGAATACAGCTTTGACGATTTGACCAAACCAGAACAAGAAGAAGTGCTAAAACACCTTGATTATTCAACACGGAGTAACCTTAGATGAGTAGGTTTATCACAGTACCAGATTTTGTAGCAAAAGAAAATTACACAGTTACCCTAATAGATCCTACACCTGATGAAATTGAACAGGTAGGACTTTTCTGTGCAGCAGCAGATAAAGACTATGACATATATCTTTACAACGGTGATTGGGGAGATCTACAGTATCTTCAAACAATAACAGAGCTTTCAGACAAAGTTCTAATTAACGATAACAGTAAAGTTAGTATAGTAAACTGTGCTATTGTTGAACGAGTTGGGGCTGATCAAACTATCAAAGCACCTTTGGACTATTTTCAATCATTAAATGGTTGACAACAAAATCATAATATGCTAGTATAATTTGATAAATAATATACTTATATTTTGAGGAATATTAATGGCATATCAGTCACCATTGAACGGCAGTATAGTATACGTTAAAAACGATAACGTAGAACAGGCTATTCGAAAACTTAAGAAAAAAGTCCAAGACAGCGGATTACTACAAGAGCTACGCGACCGCGAAGCCTACGAAAAACCCACCACTAAGAAAAAACGCAAGGCAAGTGCAGCAAAAAACCGCTGGAAGAAAAAGTTATCAAGCCAACAACTGCCTGCTAAACTTTACTAGTCAGTAACTTTTAAAATTTTTGACAATCTTTGCTCTATTAAATTATTAATAGGGTAAGATCCGTCTGCGATATCTGCTAAAATATCAGCATTTTGATTACGATCTGCTAGAGTTTCATGAGTAAATCCAGCAGTTCTAAGCTCAGGATATTCTATTAAGTCAACGGGATAATGATTATTAAAATGATCACGATCGTCTGCTTCAACTAATTCACTGACCATTTTGAAACTTACACCTTCATTGTTGACCCATCCATCAGAACTCCATGACAGCCCATAACGTTCGTAGTCATTACTCATATCATTTTGTTTCAGTACAATAACCTTGTGTTCTGGTGGTGTTACCCACAAGGCACTGTATTTGTAACTATGTACTAGATCTGTGTTGTGTAGCCAATCCATGGTTTCAACAATGTGTTCATAGGGTTCATAAGGTAAACCAGCAATCATAAGAGCATTTACAATAACCTCATTACCCCAAGTTTCTTTTAGATGCTGTAGAGTTTCAATAATACGCTGTTTACCTAGGCCTTTGCCCACTCCTCTACCTGCACGATCATGTAGGGTTTCTATACCAAAACAACCTAACCTACACCCAGACTCACGTAACCAATCAGCACTGTCAGGATTAGACCATATTAAATCTAGTCTAAGATAACTTATCCACTCGGGAGTAAATGGTAACCGGCTCCAAACTTCTTCATATAATGTTTTGACCTTATGGTCGCTGTCATTGTAGAGATCATCTAATAAGTGATACTTTGTAATCCCGTAGAGCTCGTAATTTTTAATAAGTTCGTTGCGCAAGGTTTTAGTGTATTTGGTTGTGTCATCTTTACCTTTGTGATCATATGTACAGTAAGCGCATTTGAAAGCACAGCCTCGGCTTATTTCTATACTAATCCATTCATTAGGATCTATAGCATCAGCTGCTGTGTAATCTATAGTGCTAGATTTAAAATCTTGCTCGCCTTCGCTAAAGAAAGGCAGCACAGTTTTTTGTGACAGTGCTCTGGTAAGATTTACCACATAATCTTCTGCATGTCCTGTTACGGAGATAACATTGTTACTGGTAAGATCTAGTCCACCATTTTTAATATGGCTTACCCAAGTGCCACCTATCAGCACCTTAGCATCATATTTGTTTCTAATGTAGTGGCCGATCAACTCTATTTCTTCTGTACCCCAAATAAGTTGTGTAGCTACATTTTTGATATAGTGTGTGTTTTCTAATGCAGATATATCAATTAGTTGTTTTGAGCTTTGTGCCCACTCTTGACGATACTGATCTATTGCAGAGGATTTTATTGTAAAAAATGTGGTGCTGATGCCCACCCAAAGTAAGTCTTTTGAGTTTGCATCAATGAAATCTTTTATACCGGACAAGGTTAAACGAAGACAATTAGGAACCACTTGTACTGTGTACCCTTGTTGTCTTAGTTTGCTGGCAATTTTGTAAGCACCGGCAGCTCTAGAATATCTTTCTATTTGTACTGGGGTGTTTTCAAAATCTCTAGTCAGCGGTGTGCGATCAGTAAATAGTATAACATGGGCCATAATTTGTTATTTTGTGATACAATATTTATAGTGTAGTTTAACACCTCGTTCATTTATATGTCAAATATACTTTTAACAATACAAACTAATCAGCTGCCGCAGTTAACAGTTAGAATAAATGATGCTGACATAGAATATCAGGTTGAGCCTAGCGGATACGATGATAGTACATTTTTTATTAAATTTTCCACTGAATTGCACCCAGACAACTTAATACAAATTGGATCACAAGATCTCATCCATAGTCTTACATTGAGTGATATAATAATAGATGATATACAGTTTGGGCTAGTAACTTTCTTGTGTACAACTATAAACGGAAATCAGGCAACACAACTTAACCAACCGGGATTTATCAACATTGTTATCAAAACTCCTATATGGCAGTATTGGTGTGAAAAAATGAACTCGTTTAATTACAAGGATTTTCCTCTTGGATCAACTAACTAAAGATTTTTTTACTAACAAATTTCCTGGATATTATAGTAACCATACAGATAATATTCCAATATTAGAACTACCTTTAAATGTTGATGTTGCCTATATCCAAGATTTATTAAAAGATAAAACACCCAACAAAGTTGTAAGAAATTCATACCCAGGAGAAATCTCTCCTAGATTTTATAATTGGTCTATGGAGGTGCTATGGAGTAGTGGTAATCTAACTTTATTTCTATCTGACATATACTATAAAAAACCAGGAACAAAATTAAAAGAACAAGTCGCTACAAACAATGATAAGTTAGTCAAAGATTATCTTTTATTAAAAGGGCTAGACATTGAAGTGTGTATGCTGTCTGTGTTTGAACCAGGAGGGTATCTCAGACCTCACCGAGATATAGCACTTAATCCTAATCCTTTAAACTATTTTTGGTTACCTTTGGATAATCCTCAAGGCGCAGAATTAAAAATTTACCCGTACGGAACTGTTAACGTTAATTTAGGCAACATTTACCTATTAAATCAGGAAAATTTTGTACACGCAGTAAAAAATGATTCATGTGAAAATAGACATGTGTTAGTAGGACACGTAAAAAACTTTGATAGTACAGTGGAACAAATAATAGAAAAAGAAATAGATAACCAATATCCATTGACAAGATAGCTAGAAATGTAGTAAACTGTAGTTCTAAGGTATAAATAATTGTATAGAGTGCCTAATGGGCTCTATATTTTAGATCTTGCTTAACTAAGGAGAAACTATATGTCTAAGATCATCGGTATTGACCTCGGCACCACAAACTCATGTGTGGCCATTCTTGAAAACAACAAACCTAAAGTAATTGAAAATAACGAAGGTGCTCGCACTACACCTAGTATCGTTGCCTACGGCGATGAAATTCTAGTTGGTGCTAGTGCTAAACGTCAGGCAGTTACTAATCCAAAGAAAACAGTATACGCAGCTAAACGCTTAATTGGACGCAAGTTCAAAGAGCAGGCTGTACAAAAAGACATTGACCTAATGCCCTACAAGATTGTAGAAAACACCAATGGTGACGCATGGGTTGAAATTGACGATAAGAAGTTAGCACCACCTCAGATTTCAGCAGAAGTTCTTAAAAAGATGAAGCAAACTGCTGAAGACTACCTAGGACACGAAGTAACACAGGCTGTGATTACGGTACCAGCTTACTTTAATGATGCGCAACGTCAAGCAACCAAAGACGCAGGTACTATTGCTGGCCTAGAAGTTCTACGTATTATCAACGAACCTACAGCGGCTGCCTTAGCCTACGGCGTTGATAAAGCAGATAAACAAGATCGCAAGGTTGCTGTGTATGACCTAGGTGGTGGTACATTTGATATCAGTATTATTGATATTATCAATGTAGACGGTGAAAAACAATTTGAAGTATTGGCCACTAACGGTGATACATTCTTAGGTGGTGAAGACTTTGACCAACGTATCATGGACTACTTAATTGAAGAATTCAAGAAAGAAAGTGGTGTTGATCTAAGCAAAGACGTCTTAGCCTTACAACGCCTAAAAGAATCAGCAGAAAAGGCCAAGATCGAACTATCAAGTTCATCTTCAACTACAGTGAATTTACCATACGTAACTGCCGATGCCTCAGGTCCTAAGCACTTAAACGTGACTATTACACGTGCTAAGTTTGAAAGTCTAGTTGATGAACTAATTCAACGCAGTATAGAGCCATGTAAGGTAGCCCTAAAAGACGCAGGTGTTACTGCTAGCGACATTGATGAAGTCATCTTGGTTGGTGGTCAAACACGTATGCCTAAGGTACAAGAAGCAGTTGAGAAACTGTTTGGCAAGGCACCACGCAAGGATGTTAACCCAGACGAAGCAGTAGCAGTTGGTGCTGCCATTCAAGGCGCTGTGCTAGCTGGTGATAAAACAGACGTACTACTGCTAGACGTTACTCCGCTGAGCCTAGGCATCGAAACCATGGGCGGTGTGATGACTAAGTTGATTAAGAAAAACACAACTATTCCTACTAAGGCTACACAGGTGTTCAGTACTGCTGAAGATAATCAGCCAGCAGTTACAGTGGCTATTTTCCAAGGTGAGCGTGAACTTGTACAGTATAACAAGAAACTTGGCGAATTTAATCTTGAAGGTATTGACCCAGCACCTCGCGGTATGCCTCAGATTGAAATTACCTTGGACATTGATGCTAACGGTATCTTAAAAGTCAGTGCCAAAGACAAGAAAACCAACAAAGAAAACAAGATCACTATCAAGGCCAACAGCGGTTTAACTGAAGAAGAAATTCAACGCATGGTAGACGAAGCAGAAGCCAACAAAGATGCAGATGCCAAAGCCAAAGCATTGATTGACAGTAAGAACCAAGCAGATCATCAGATATGGGGAGTAAAGAAAGCTCTTGAAGAACACGGTAGTAAAATTACTGATGATGAAAAGGCTAAAATTGAAGAAGCATTAAGCACCTTAGAAGAAGTCTCTAAAGGAGACGACATTGAAAAGATAAGTGATGCTTTAATTGCCATAGGTAATGTAGCAGGTCCTCTGTTTGCTGCTAAACAAGCTGCAGAATCAGCAACAGTTGAACCAGGTGCTGAAACTAATTCAGAAAAACCAGCAGACGTAGTGGATGCTGAGTTTACTGAAGTTAAGAAAGATGCCTAATGGGTCTTTCGTTTTTATCTTGCTTAATAAGGAGAATGTAAATGAAAACTTTTAATAT